GAGTTGTACCAGACCTCGACGCTGTTGGTGCCAAACAGCCACGCTTCGCGGTGGTCGATGATGAGCGACACCAAACCGTCGGGCGAGCCTTCGGCGCTGGCAAAATCGAGCGGGTCGATCGACAGGCCATCAAGCAGCTGCGTCACCCAGACGCGCTGCGAGTTGGGTTCGTTGAACACAAAGTAGCCGTCGAGATAGCCAACCGTCACGGCGCCGGGAAAGTCTGGATCCGTGATCTGCGCAAACTCTTCAGTTTCCGTGTTGAAAATGTAGCCGTCAGGGTTAGCCGCAATAAAAATTTGCGTGCCGTTGTCAGTCATCGACACGGGGCCGGTGCCACTGACTTCACCCAGCGCAGATGAGCCCGAGCCTTCCGCCAAAAGATCTCCGCCACCTTCCAGCAGAATGTCGCCGCCGTCTTCTAACGCCAAGTCAACTGAGGCGTCAAAAGTCGCATCTACTTTAAAAAACTCGTTGCCCGACACGACGTAAAGGTAATCGCCAAGCGACCACAGCCCTCGAATCGGGCCAGTGCCATACGTGCTTTTCAACACTAAACCTGGGCAGCGCTGCAGATAGGCGGGCTCTTTGCCGCCCTCGCCAATGACTTCGGGGTACAGGTTCACCATCCGGTTGTCGGCAGCGTTGACCGACCGGATGACATACGACGACCCGAGGATCGGCGTCTTCATTAGAAGTTGCCCGTGAAGATGTTAAAGCGCGGACGGTTGACAAGCAGCGCAGCTGGCATTGCCATCACGTCATCCGGGTTGTTGATGCGTTTCAAGTTGCGCTTGCTGTACATTGCAATGCGCTGCACTTGCGGCGACGGCTCTACGCCAAACTCCGGTGCGAGCTCGCATGCCAAGTTGTAGCGAAACGCGCGCAAGTAACCCGGCGGGAACGTCAGATCAGTATCGAGCGCTGCTGGTGTCGTCAACGGACGCACCGACACAAAGTGGAACTCCAGCACTTTAGTGGGTACTGGATAAACGTAAATCTCCACGTTGGGGTAGGTCATGTTGACCCACATCAACTGCGGATACGTGGACGTTACGGTTTTAACGGCAATATTGTTGTATTGCTCGTTATTAATTAGTTTGATGCCGTACGACACGTTGGTCGAGGCGTCACGAAAATAGGTAGCGTCGTCCATCAGGATAGGACGCTCGGCCACAAACGTGCCGGTTGGGCCCATCGTAATCGTACGAATGTTGGGTTGCCAGTTGTATACCTGGTCGATGGTGGAGAACACGGACAGACGCTCCGTGTTCCACGAATCAATCATTTGGTTGAGCGCTGTAAGGGCATCCTGCGACGTCGCGGCCGAAGGCACTTCACCTTCCGCCAACATTCCGATCAGACGCAGCGCACCGTTGATCTGATCTGCAGCGGTGGTGGCCATTAACTACTCCTTACGGCGGCGGCGCGTTCTCAACGCATTAGGGTCAGAAGTCTCCGACGCCGCCATTTCTGACGACGCCGGAGATTCTGAATCATCGGAATCGGATGGGTCAAATTCTTCCCATCCGTGCTCCATATCTTCCCTCGCTTCCAGCCAGGAAATCGCAACCTTTTCCCCGTGCTTGGGGTGGCGAAGATAGATATTCGGCATATTACGAGACGCTGAAGTTGAGCAAATAGACCGGGAACGTGACCGTGTTGGCAAGCGTGCCCGTCGCCGCAGCGCGGATACGGAGACGATCACCAGCTGCCACTACCAAGTTGGCTGCCGTGCCGTTCAGCGACAATACGCGTCGAGCATTAGCAGTCAAAGCGGTGCCACCCGTTGACTTGGTGGTGTTGGCATCGGTCGCCGCCAGCATCGCTGCAGTGCCCGAACCAGACGTACCAAGGTTGGTGATAGTAAACGTAATGTAGTTAGTATCGCTTGCAGCCAGCGCATCAACGCCTGAGAACCACGCAGCCGACAAAACGCCCGACACCGGAGCGATGACGAACACGTCAGCGTTTCCGGTTGTCGCAATCGTTGCGCCCTGCTGCGCTGCGCTAAACCCGCTACGCACGTTGGAATTAACGAGCGTGGCCGAGTCAAGCGAGCCGTTGATAATTGCTTGATCCGCAAAAGCAACACCAATCGCCTGTGTATTAGGCATATCAATACCCCTTTAGGTGGTGCCCTCGGCGAGTTGCCCCGCCGAGGGCGTTGCTATTACGAAACGCGGTAGCAAGTCCAAGTGCCGACGCCGGTCTTGCGGGCACGGAAGTGACCTGAAGTACCGTTGTCAACCTGTCCAGCACCGACGAGCGTCCAGCCCGTGCCGATTGCCACGGTCACGTCGTCCGTTCCTGCGTCAATGTTAATGACGAAGAAATCAAACGCGCTGTCTACCTTTTCGCCCATTGAGGGGAAAGCCAACTCAAGGGCGGCAACGGTCGGCAACGTCAAGTCGCCAGCCGCTCCGTCAAAGGTAAAAAGACCGTTGACCAACTGAGCAGCCGTCGCCGTAGCAGCAGCCGTCAGCGCAGTCGGAGCGCTTTGCGTGAAAAACAGCGGCTCACCAAGATTGCCATCGCCAATCTGATACCCACCAGAACCATTAGGAAGTGCCATTTTTAGTTACTCCTTAAATTTAACCATTAGCCCCAGAGGCGGACAGCCATCTGCGGACGGATCACCGAGTAGCCATACAGCACGTCGATACGGCACGGCATACGGTCGTTGTTAATGTCGTACTGACGAACAACGCGCATGGAGATGCCGTTGTGCACTTGGCGCGAAGCCATGTCAACGCCCTGCGGCATGAGCAAGTCAGCCGTGGCGAAGGCGATCGCATCGCGGTGGTACACAAGGTTCTGCGGGTACTGCGTCGAAGCGCCACCCAAGAACGTCACAGCAGCACTGTTCTGCGGGAACGAATCCACCGTCGCCAAAGCAACGCTCGACGTGTAAATCGCCGGCGAAATCTTGACGTTGGTAAACGCGCTGGCAGCAGCGGTAATGTCCTCAGTGACCACGAACTGCTGGAGCGAGCCAGTTGATTCGCGGGTCTGCGGGTTGACCGAGTACACGTTAGCGATCGTGAACACGTCGCCCTTCTTAAGCGTGTTGCCGGTCGTGCCGTTCAAAGTAATGGTCGCCTGGCCCTGCGTGGAAACCGTACCGTTCACCGTGATGGTGCCCGTGCGGCTGCCGGTCGTGAACTGCTTGATCGACTGCGACATGTTGAGCTCGTTAAAGCCCAGGATGCCTTCGCCGAACATGCCGTTCTTGAATTGCGACGAGATGGTGCTGACCGGGTTAAACAACCCCTTCATGCCCTCGATAAGCGCAGCGTTGGCGGCCGGGTTGACGGTCGCGTAGCGCGGCGACATGACGGCAGCGGCTTCGTTCAGCTTCTGCTGAGCAGCCAACAGGACAGCGGTCGTGCCCGGCGTGGTGCCCGGCGTACCGACTGACTGGTAGATGTTGTTGAACGAGTTAGCAACGTCAGCGTCGATGCTGGAGGCCAACTGGCTGATACGCGGCTTGAGCACGCGCTCGGCAAAGTCGTCCAACTGCATCGTCATTTCGGCGGTGGTGAAGTTCACGCCGATGTGCTTCTGCGAAGCAACCGTCAGGGTCGTGAACTGCTCGTTGTCGTCCTGCACTTGCAGGGCGGCACCGTCGGTCACAAGGGCGCGATCCGGCAGACGGATACGCAGCGTAGTGCCGATCTTGGCGCCTTCGACGGCGTAGCTGCTGTCGTACTGGCGGTTGACGTTACGGGTGATTACGAGGTTGTTCTCGAGGATCTCGAGCGCTTTTCGCGTAATCATGTCAATAGTAAGAATTGTATTAGCCACGAAAGTGTCTCCTAAAAATTGTTAGCGACGTTGACGCGTTTCCCACTGCTTGATCTGGCGTCGACGCTCGGCCTCAATCCACTCTGACGTGCTCATGGCCGTAACCGAGCGGGGGTCAGTCGTTTCATAAGTGCCGGCGCTGGTGCCTCGAGCCGTTACCGGCTTGATCGGCGCGGGAGCGCTGGTGGTTTTCTTGATCGGTATCGGATTGTCAGCCATTTTAGCCTCTATCTTGCCGATCTCTTTAGCCTGAAGGTACGGCGACAAACGGGAAATACGATCGGCTTCGCGCGGGTTCGAGCCTAGGTAATAAGCCAGCTCTGGCCCTACGTCCGACGCCTGAATCGTCTCGGCCATCACGGGCGTAATCGGCAGTGACGGGTTGTACGCGACCTTTTCAAAGTCATCGTATTTGTCCCGCACGGCTTCTTCACGTTCGTGATAAGCCTCCACAAGAGCCATACGCTCGCGCTCGGCCTCGCGTCGGGCGAGGAGTTCAGTTGCTTTGCGCTCGGCCAAAGCCTCGGCATACGCATCTGGATCCAAGTCCTTGCTCGGCAAAGGCGCCGACTCAGCCGCTGGCTGGGTCTTTAACGATTGCTCTCGCTCCCACTTGCGACGTTCCCGTGCAAGCCTCTTGCCGACCATCGCATCTAGCTCTTCTTGAGTAAATGCTTTAGCGGGCTTTTCTTCCGGCAATTGCGTTTCCGCAACAACTTCAGATTCCGGGGCAGCCGTAGCCTCCGGTTCCGGCGCGGATATATCCGCTACAACTTCAGGGACTTGGTTTTCGTCCGTCATACATCTTCCTTACGGAAACCTGGTGAACCGCACCAGTACGGTTTAACAATACTGTATGGCTTCACAGTGCGCAACATTAAGTGCTGCTGTCTGTAATTAGGCCGATGGTTTGGAGGGCGGTCAGTAACGACGCTAATGCTGCGTTACCGCCACGCGATCCCGTGACCGTCTGCTTGGTTTGAGGCGTTTTGCCATAGAAACCCACAGAGGCCGTACCAAGGCTGAAATTCTTGACGTTAGCGCACCAGAACTGCTGCTCGCCGCTACCAAACAAGAAGTTGACCAGATCAATCGGGTTGCCACCCACAGTGACGTTGCCCGAGGTGGTCAGCGATGCAACCAAAGTCACATCAAACGTATTGGTTGTGACGTTGCTGACGGTATAGATGCCATCGGAACTTGGCGTCGTGGTGGATGCACCGCCTGACGTAAAGTCCAGATAAATGCTGTTGCCGCTAGGAATACCGTGCGAGTTAAGCGTTACGGTCACAGTCGTTCCCGACTGGCTATACGTCGCCGGAACGCCGGTCAAATCAGCAGCAGAACCTTCAACGTAACGCTCTGAACCCAGAATCAAATCGCTTCGAGTGTTGGATTCGTTGAGGTCGTTGTACGCGTTACCGACCACGTTCCAGTGGTGGTAATACGTGCTGTTGTCAGTCAGGTCGTAGAAGATGCAGTTCTTGACGATGCTACGCGCAGCGCCGACCACAATCGTGTCGTTGACCGAACCCGCAAAGCAGTTGGAAATCTCGCTCATAGCGATAGCGCCAACTGTAATCGGGTTGAAGTTACCCGCAAGCGTGGTGTCCATTATTGACAGGTGCAACCCGCCCACAGCGCCGGTCTTGATGCCGTTGCCAAAGTTGCCCTCAAACCATGCGTTCTTGATGGACGCGACGGCATAGCCGACTTCATCGTCCATCGTCACATCGTAGTAGATACCGCCCGTGCCGGTGTTGCCCGAGGTGCCGTTAAAACTAATGTCGGTGCCAACAACATGCACGCCACCGGCTTGCGTGATGTACAAACCCCAAGTGGTGTTACCGCTGAACTGCCCGCCGTAGAACGTCACCAAGTTGCTGTAGACGTTGTTGGCCGATTTCTCGCAATAGTAACCGTACAGGTTCGCTTGGAACGTGCAGTCGTATACGTCAAACACCAAGCCGCCAAGGCAGTGCAGGCCGTAGTTACAGTTGGTGATGTAGACGTTTCGCAGCACCCAACGGCCAAAGTCCGTGACCTTGAGGCCATTGACGCTGGCAACGCTGTTACCGTCAATCGCTAAATCAGAGATTTCGCTGTACGGCTCCAGCATCGTTGATATGCCGGACAAGTCCAAGATAGGCGTGGCGGTTGAGCCAAACTTCTTCAAAACCGTTGAGCGCTTGCCGCTGCCCTTGAGGTTGACGGTGATAAAGTTTGTCCAGTTACGCACAATCGAGGTGACGCGATAGGTGCCTGGAGGAAAGTACACCGTACCGCCACCCGCGCCGTAGACGTAATCAATCGCCGCTTGGATCGCTGCGGTGTCGTTCGTCGTACCGTCGCCCGTTGCGCCGTAAGCCTTAACGGAAACCGTTGGCCCGATTTGCGCGACCGTGGCTTTCTTGGTGACGCCGCCGTCAACGACCGGGACTAACGCACCATCGGAGACGGGGTTAGTCGCGGCGGGTAATTGCGAAATCTTGATGCTTGACATGTCTTACTCCGTCCAAGGCAACGCGACAGGCACGGCGTCATTCTTCGGCTGGTTGGAGAGCGCGGTCATCGCAGCCGCACGCGCCTCCCACGCCTTCTTGTGCGTGAGATTCCACACCCAGTTCAGCACAATCTCTTCGGTGAGATTAACCAACGGAATGAAATCACCGCTCGGTCGAGTCAGGCGGGTGGTTTGGCGCAGCGGGCCAAGGCTCCACTCGACGAAAGCCACGACGTTCTCATGTTCGTCTACTTTGGGCAGAACCCGCAGACCTTCGACCTTCCAGTTAGCCATTATTCTTCCTCAGACTGTTTAGCCTGTGCTTCGGCTTGCTCTTTAACCTTTAACAGCAACGGCCATGCGCCGCTGCTCGTTGGGAGTTGCCCCAGCACTTGCAGGATGGCGTTTACTTCCTCAACGGATAGTTCCAACTTAATCATTCTGCGCTCCACGGCAGCGGCTTGGCGACGGTCGGCGGATTTACTAGCGCTTCTAGTTCACGCGCTACGTTGGCCTCTACCTCGGCCTTGTCCACGCCGTTCGCCCACACCCAACCCAGCACATCGGCTTCGGTAAGGTCGGGATACGCCACGAAGTCATCGCCCGGTGAGGCAAAGCCCATGCTGCCGTAGTTGCTGGCGGTAAACTCGCCGCTGCTGTCGCTGCAACGCCATGCGGCAGTCACCACAACGTCGGTATGCGAGCCGTCTTGCGGCTTGACGATCATGCTTTCAATTTTCCAAGTAGCCATTTATTTAGCCTCCAGTTCAGCGACACGCTGCCGCAGGGATTTGACTTCCGCAAGCAGCAACGGGACAAGTGAAGAAACATCAATTTGCTGGTAAACGGGCTTGCCGTCTTTATCTACGGCATCTTTTTCACCACTAACTGCATACGGCGCAACCTCTTGCGCTTCGTGGGCAATCAGCATCGGACGCTCTACCGTCGCGCCGTTCATCTTGCCGACGTAGACCTTTAGCGCATCTACCAACTCGCCAGAATTTGTAACTGGCCCAATGATGGTTTTGGCGCGGTAATCCGACGTTGTGTTGTAACGAACAAGCCCGCCAGTACGGTCGTAATCAATAGAACCGCGAAGTGTTGCGCCGGCATCGGTTATAAATTCTTCAAATTTATTGTTGCCAGAGGTTGCTTTATTCCAAAGAACACTAGTGGCTGTTCCAGAATCATCGTTTATAAAAAGGCACGTTGAATTTCCTGCGCCCGTATTTGAAACGGCAAAAGACCGAGTTGACCAATTAGCAATGTTTTCTTTTACGCCAAGACCACCCGCCATGTAATTAAGCGCCGTCCCCGCTGCATAGAAGTTCCAGCGGTTAGAGCCAGAGGCGATGTCGGAGTAGAAGCCGTAGTTGTTGGTGGCGCCGGTGAGAGTAGATTCAGCAATAAACCCAAATTGACTGGTAACAGTTGATCCCGCGCCAATTGTTCCTTGCGCCGCACTAAACCCAACCAAATTTGCAGTTGTAAACGACGCCGCTTGGGTATTAAGAATTGACTGAATGCCATACCCGCCAAATGTAGAGCCACTTGGAACAGTGCCATTCATTAAAATCGCACGAGTAACAGTTCCTGATGTTGGGTATGTTCCTGTTACTTGAAATTTAGTCGTCGCATCCGCCGTCGCGCCGATCCCGACGTTGCCGGAGGAGTCAATACGCATCCGTTCGGTGTAAGTTGTGCCGTCAGACACTGATATTTGACCAAACGTCATCGCCGCATCTGATGGCGCAAAAGACCGGAAATCCCCCGACTGAACGCCAAAACCTGCTTTTGAATTGCTGCTGCGGAAAACAAACAACTTTTGAGCGGTAACGTCGGTACCTAAATCTAGTTTTGCTCCCGGCGAAGCCGTCCCAATACCGACGTTGCCGGAGGAGTCAATGCGCATCCGTTCGGAGCCATTGGTAAACACAATCCAAGGTCGTGTACCAGCAGCAACATGGTAGATCGCGGAATTGTTGGCGTTGATGTGGTAGTTGAGAGTGTCACCACTTGCCCATTCCACAGCAGCAAAATTTCCAGCCGTTCCAGTATTAACCGTCAGCGCGGTAGATGAACTGGATTTGTTGGCCGAAGCCGTCCCAATACCGACGTTGCCCGACGTATCAACGGTAACCGCCGCGCTTGCTCCGGTGAATAACTGCAATCCGTTATAAGCGTTGTTGTCGTTGTTAATGCCGGTAAGGGTCGCGTAACCCGTGGCACGCTGAATTCGCAAACCTTCTTGCGCTGCCGTGCCGGGGCTTAACTGCGTGCCACCGCCCAAAACGGTTAAACGAATGCCACCAACAAGCGTGCTAGTGCCAATGCCTACATCGCCGTCCGTATCTATCCTGACCCTCTCGCTGCCTCCGGTGTAGAAGGTCAGCGGGAGGTAGGTAGACCCACCATCAGAAATATTAGCCCGCAGACTTGATTCGGTTGCAGTTACTAATAAATTCAAACCAGAAGCAGCAGAAATAGAAGAATTGCTCCAAACATTGACGTTTGCTGTCGTTCCGGTTCCACTTGGGATAACAAAAAGCGAGGTACTGCTATTTGCCGTGCTGGTTTGAAACGCCAAGCGATTGCTATTAGTCGCATTGCTCATGTCGCCCGTGATGCGCTGGGCGGTGCCGGTGAAAGCAAGGTTGCCGGTGGTGATCGTGGCAGAACCGTAGCTCAGGTTTGTACCTGAAAGAGTCGTGATGTTGGCACTTGTACCCGTCAACGTCGTGACCGTAGCTGAAGTCACTGTTGCGTTGGTCAGCGTCAAGCTCGTAATCGTGAGACTGCCCACCCGAGCAACCGTAAACGATGCATCCGCGCAAGTCAGGCTAGAGGGGTTCGTACCTACTTCGATGATGGCGCTGCTGCTGTTCATGGAGAACAAGCGCTTATCGGCAGTGTTAACCGCCAATTCTGCACCGCCAGCCAAGTTGGTCAGGTTAGCAGTACTCGGAACCGCACCCGGAGTGTCACTCTTTTTCGTCAGGATAGTAGGCATTAGTAAGCTCCCCCGCTAAGGGTTCCCGTGGCATTCGCCAGATCCAAATAATAACTTCCGGTCTGCCCATCAAGCAAATCGGCGTTGAGGTTCGCTACCAGCGTATTAGAGCTGATCACAAGACTGCCCAAGGACAGGTTCGTAATACCTGCTGAGACGCTAGTCAGCGTTGTGATCGTTGCGCTAGTAAAGGTCGCATTAGAGAGCGACAGACTGCTAACAGTCAGGCTTGTAACAGCCAAGTTTGTAATGCTGGCTGAACCAGAAGTTAGCGTTGTAACTGTACCACTCGTAGCCGTCAGGTTGGTCAGCGTAGCAGAACCACTGGTCAGAACCGTGATGTTTCCGCTGCTGTATCCCAGCGCCGTACCCGATACCGTGGTAATCGCGGCTGAAGTTGAGGTCAGCGTACTGATAGTTCCGCTGGTGCTCGTTAAATTCGTAGCCGTTAAAGACCCGCTCGACAGAGTAGTAATATCTGCCGAAGTCGAAGTTAGCGTTGTAATCGTGGCGCTGGTGAACGAGGCATTTGCCAACGACAAACTGCTAACCGTCAAACTCGTAACGGCTAGATTAGTGACCGAAGCCGAAGTTGAAAACAGCGTGCTGATCGTGCCACTCGTGCTGGTCAGATTCGTTGCCGTCAAAGACCCGCTAGTAAGCGTCGTAATATCACCACTGCCATACGTCAGTGACGTACCCGATATTGTGGCGATGCCTGCGCTCGTACTCGTTAGCGTCGTAATGGTTGCGCTAGTGAACGAGGCGTTAGCCAAAGACAAACTGCTAACGGTCAGGCTAGTAACTGCAAGATTAGTTACAACCGCTGAAGTTGCCGCTAAGGTCGTAACCGTTCCGCTAGTTGCAGTCAGATTCGTCGCCGTCAACGATCCACTCGTCAGCGTTGTGACATTACCGCTGCTGTAACCGAGCGATGTTCCAGAGAGCGTTGTAATTCCCGCACTCGGGCTGGTCAGCGTCGTAACCGTTGCGCTCGTCGCCGTCAGATTCGTTGCCGTTAAATGTGTAACGGTCGAAGACGTAAACGTAAAGTTGCTGATCGTCGCGCTGGTTGCGGTGAAATTGGTAACCGTCCAGCTATCACCTGTTAGCGTTGGGATCGTGCCAACCGTAGCCGACAGATCTGATGTATCTACATTCGTAAAGCCTAAATTGGTACCAGTTAAGTTGGTAACCGCGCCGCTTGCCGCTCCGACAGTAGTAACATATATGCTACCGCCGGAAATCGACACATCATTGGCGTTCTGGGTTGAAATCGAACCCAATCCCAAATTAGTTCTAGCACCCGATGCCGTGCTCGCGCCTGTGCCGCCATTGCTGATGGC